AGACCCCTGTGGCAAGTCACAGTTGATACCTGTGCATCATTGTCAAACAGTCCTGCGTCTTGCAACGCATCGAGAATAGGCTTGATCGAGTTATCAATATCCATCAAGCGTGCATCCCGTGGTCTGATGACAATATCAACTTCTACTCCCGCCCCACCAAAAGATTCTAATTGGTGCAGTGCAACATACTCTTGTACCGCTAGTTTAAAGTCACGCCCTCGCTTGGATACAAACCTGCGATGGCCACTAGCAATCCAGTAGTTGTTAATGCTTGGCGGGTACGGCAGATGTAGAACGTGTCGCATCAGAATGGTACCGAATCATCATCATCAAATGATTTGACCTCGCGCGGATAGGTGCCGGCGTGCTCCTCTTTCTTTGCGGCTGCCAACTTCTCGCGCCACTGTGGGTCGGGCACAAAGGTGTCTTCAGCAAGGCTGATGAGTTGGCCCACCGCTGATTGTTTAGTCCACCCTGTGAACTTGAGGGTGTCACCCACCTTGTAGTCTTTGGTTACTAAGAGCTGACCCTTCCAGTCGGGGTGTCGCTCAGTAGTCTTCTTATTGTTTTGAAACATAACACCTTTGCCAGGGGTTGGAATGTGGTTAGTCATTGTGTTTCTCCTGCGGTTGCGATCATGCGGTTAAGTACGGTTTTCTGGATTTCAGTCATCTTGTCAATAAAATCTTGATTGGCACGGGCGAGAGCCTTACATTTCTCAAACCTCTCCCCCGCATCAAGTTTTTTCGATTTCCCGATTCTGTCGCACAAATTACCGAATTCACGAATAAAGTCTTCATTGTCATAGACGTATTGGTGCGGTTTATCGGTGCCTGGCACATAGAGCGGCAACTCAGGTGGCGCAACATCACCATAATTGGCTTCAGGAGCGTCTAAAACGTCCCCTAGCACGACTTCACCATCCTGCGTGATAGTTGGTATAGGTTCAGGCTGAATACGCCCCATATCGCGTGTTTTTACGGGTTCAAAGTCTTGGACTTCTTCGGGCGAGTAGAATCCGGTAACAGAGCCTGGGTAAACTGATCGAATGCCTTCGCTAATGCAGCGTGATCTGAGCATAGCTCGTGGAAATTTTTGCCACCCACTGCCTGGTTTAACAAGACCAATCGATCTCGCTTGTTCAATAGTCCAAGTGACACTAAGAGTTCCACCATTCGGATGGCTAAAAGTCCCTGTGACACGTTCATCTGTATACACCTCCCAGTTAACTTTACCGCCAGCGGCTTGAAATCTAGCCATCATTGCATCAGCTTTGAGCGCAGGACGGCCTTGAATAACGTGATAATCCCTCGCCGCGGTGGCGAATGCGTGTCCTTCAGCCTGTGCGACCATGCCAAGTGCTAACACCTGATTAATGTCTGTTAGGCCGAATAGTCGGCTATCTGCAATGGCCTTGGCCATCTGTTGCATATCTGCAAAAGGTACGATATTGCTCATGTGCTCTCCATAATTCTTTTCTTCATTGCTTTAATAGTTCCATTCCAATGATCTTTCATAGAACCTGGAGTAGTAGGTGTGTCATCAATGCAATCGTGCAAAAGGTCTAAAATACGTCCCTTTTCAAAACTTTTACCATCTTCGCAGCCTAGTTCATAAGCCTCTTGCACCTGACGGTTTAATTCATTTAATGCTGTGTATTGTTCAACATCATTCATTTTTATCCCCTTATTTAATTAAGAAACGGCGTGAGCCGGCTGATTCAATGACGAACTGCTTATAAATGTCTGGCATAGCGGCCTTAAACAACTCTGCTGAGAACCGTGCACTAGACTTAGATGACTTCCAACTCACTAACGTCGAGCCATCAATACTTCTGATTTCTTCGTTATCAGTCATGTAATTACGAATCTGCACTTCCCAGCCTTCGTAAACGGCCTCCAGTTCCTTTATTTTGCCTTTGAGTACCTTTAGTTGTTCGATAGCGTGTTCAACGTCCTGAGTGGCTGTAATCACGCCAGCGGTGGATACTGGATAGACCAGTTTAGTTTGATCGACTGTTTCAGGTGTTGGCAGCGTACCTAACTTAACGTGCGACCAATTGACGGCCATCTTTTGGATAAGGTCTGTCTTTTCTTGTTCCGAAATGTCGAAGACATAGTGCTTAAACTCTTGGCCGCCGAATAAGACTGCAAAACAGACTTTGTTGACGTTGTGCACCGCTGCTTCGTGAACCAACTGTGCATAATCCGCTGGCGGGATGCGACCTTGCTCAAAGTCGTATTTGTTGCGTGTAGCGGCGTTGTAGTTCTTGGCTTCAACCAGGATTGATCCATCAGCCGTAATCCCGTCAAAATGAGAGCGAAACCAACTTTCAGTAGGATGAGTAAGCATATAGTCAGCATCTTTGACTTCCACCTTCATAGCGTTCTGTGCCAAGCGTAAGATGGTTGGCTGCATCACATGGCCCATCTGCACGGCTTCGATCTCAGACAAGTCTGGCGCGTCTTGTTTGCCTTGCTTGATGAGGATTTGGTCAATAGCACGGCCATTTACTGCTTGCCTGGTATCACTCGCCCACCAGGCTGCATTGCGTACGGATGGTTCGAAATCGTCTCTATCGTTCATTTGCTTGCTCCAATATGTATTGCGCCACTATTTTTCCGTCAGGAAGAATAAGTGCCTTGGTTTTAATGTCGTGGCCTTGTTCGCGTAATTCTTTGATCCTAGCGGCTAGTCTGAAACATCCGAACCCCTCTAAAGCCTCTATGGCCGTGAGGGGGCGTTGCTCCAGAGCCTGTAAAATCCATTGGCTCTGGGACATGGTTATTCCTTTGGTTCAAAGTATTTGGCTTTTTTACCGCAGCCGACATAATCCCAACCACGCTCACTTTCAGCAAAGGTTGCCGCAAATTTGACTAGGCCGGTGACAAGTGAGATTCCATCTGGGCGATGACACTTGATGTCTTTGAGATGTTTGCAATTGATGCAAAGTTTGATTTCCTGCTGAACTTCTGTGACCTGATCCATCTTATACCCCTTATGTTTGACCTGATTGAGTTGAACTACACACACACTATACATCAAATAATCAACTAACACACAACTATTTATTGATTTGTTGTATTTTTGTCTTTCAGCTTGGCTTCAACAACATCGTACATTTGTCTTTCGGTCAGATCATTAAACTCAGCTTGCATAAAGATTTCGGTTTTCTCATCATCCGTCAGCCCGACCCACAGCTTTTTAATATATGACAACTGCCCGTCTTTTATTTGAATCATTTGTGGCTCTTGCTCAGGCTTGGCTAATGCTTCTTTAAGTGCTTCAATAGCTTTGTCCGTATGGGTAATCGGTCTAGTTTGCATCGTGTGGTACTCCAAAGCATCTAACGCTTGCTGCATGATTGCTCGGCTCATTTTCTACCCCTGTAAGCGTTAACAAAAAACTCAGCGGCTTCGTTTTCACTTAAGTTCTGCCAATGATAAGACCCGTTACATGCAAGTTGAATACACAAGCCTTCATCGTTATCAGTAAACGAAACGACAGGCTCAGGCTTGGCTAACTCTTGTTGCAACTCACGGGCTGCGGCGAGGGCTACACTAGCTTGGCAAAGGTTGTATTCGGTGTTGCATCTATCGCCGCACATTCCCTCAAGCGCATCAATAATTAAATCAATCTTGTTCATGTTTCATCCTTAAAAAAAGTAACTGACTTTGCGAAATATAACTTTGCGGTTGTGCGATTTCATAAACACGCCCAGCTCAGGGAAATACCAGAACTGTTTACGGTAATAGCGCATTTTCATTTCGCCACCTCTTCAATCGCATCCATCATTTCATTGCTGATGCCGCACATCCAACCTGTGTCTGACGGGTGAAAGCGCAAAATGTAATTGTCGCCAATCAAGACTTCTCTGAACGCTCTAGGCAGTTCAGGCTTGGCTAACTCTGCTTCAAGTGCTCTTGCCGCTGTGATAACAAGGTCTTCATCAAACGCCCTGTATCCATCGTATTCACTGCCATAGTCAAAATTGCAAGTCTTCAAGGCATCCAACGCTTGCTGCATAATTTCACGGCTCATTTCGTCACCTCGTCTAGTGCGTAAAGTTTTGTTCCAAGCGGAACGCTCTCGCCCCATTGAACTTCAATGATTCCGTTTATAGGGTTGCGGATAGCCACAGGCTTCAACGATTTCAACTCACGGGCTGCGGCTAGGGCTTTCTCATACTCATCAAAACATTGCCAACCGTCTTTTGCTTTTTGAAGCGCATCAATAATTAAATCAATCTTGTTCATATCTATCCCCTAGTTAAAATTAAATACCCATGTACTGCCCTATCTCTTCCCGAAAACCCCCCTACCCCACGACAGGATAAGTGAGTATCGGCTCTTCCCCCATTACGGGATACGCATGGTAACCATCGGCTACACCCCTGGGCTTGCGTATTCAACCAGCCCCACGGATTCTTACGGATTTGCACCGGCTCATATGACATCTATGGCTTACCGTGTAACCCTTTTCTCGATAGCCACCAGGATGGGTGCATTGTTAACGCAATCGGCACGGTTAACGTAGAGGACATAAAAAAACCCGTTTTACTCAGCATCTTGGTAGAAACCCCTTCACGGGGCAAGACACTGAATGAAACGGGCTTTGATCTGTTGTTTTCTACGACAACAGCACAACTATATCATAGGTTTTTATTTAAGCAAACCCTATGCTGTTCTTGCCACTTCTGGTACTTGTCCATTTCCAATGGCTTTAAGTCTGTCCACCCTAGCGGCCACCCCATTAGCCACTCTACCCACGTTGGGTTCAACGTCCCACCAATGTCTTCTTTTTTCTCCATCATTATCGCATTGGGTAATTGCCCCGTATGTGCTTGTTTGCCTTGAAGCAGCTTCTCTTGAGTCGTTTTGAATGAATTTGCACCCTTGTAATCCCGTGTTGCAGGTGTAGGCCACAACTTGACTTTCGTTGGCAAATCCAGCTCTTGACCCGTGTTGCTCCTACCGCTGCTACCCTTGTGATCCCGTGCTTGAGGTGTCGGCCATATCGGTATCTTGCCGTACACAACCTGCTCCCGTAGGTTCATTGACGCATAACTGCGACCTGGGCGAGACTTGTTGTTGTACTCCATAATTCGATCTAACTTCTTGGGTGCTAATCCTTCCAAAGTGTTTGGAGTTGCCCATTCCAGACGTTTCTTGAGTGCTTTCCGACTGTTGCTGCCTCCATCCATCCCCGTGCTGCATGGTGTATGAAAGAAAGTGTCGTTGTTTGGCTCTGATCCAAATTCTTTCACGCTTATGGTTTGCACCAACGTCTGCTGCGGATACAACGCCCCATCTTGCATCAAACCCCAGCGCGGCAAGGTCAGCGAGAACGACATCGAGTCCTCTAGTAACGAGCATTGGGCTGTTTTCCACATAGACGTACTGTGGTCGTACTTCGCCAATGATGCGCGCCATGTGTTTCCACATTGAGGATCGGCTGCCTGTAATTCCTGCACCTTTTCCTGCTGCGCTAATGTCCTGGCATGGAAATCCGCCAGATACAACGTCAACAATTCCTCGCCACGGGTTTCCGTCAAAGGTCTGAACATCATCCCAAATCGGGAAAGGCGGGAGAATTTTGTCATTTTGTCTGGCGCACAATACGCTTGCTGGGTAGGGTTCCCACTCGACTGCACAGACTGTTCGCCATCCAAGCAAGTGTCCCCCAAGTATTCCTCCACCAGCGCCTGCGAAAAGAGCCAACTCATTCACGATTCCCCCTTTGGGTCTGGGCTAACACTTGGGCGCGGTGTTCTCTGAAAGTCTTCCGAATATCGGTAGCTTCACTTTTGACATACTTCCAATCTGGATCAAGCAATCCAAACCGTGGGCGAGGTTCAACGGCGGCCTCAATCCCCAAGTCATCGGCATACACCTCACCTTGCAACACGCGCGCGGGGGATTTTTCTTCTATATGTGTGCGCTTGTACCACCTCACACACAACGCACCAAAGCCAATAACCGCCAGGACGGCGTAAAAGATAAAAATATAATCATAAATATTCATGTTTATTCATCCTTGAAATAAGCGTTTTAAGACGTTAACGCCAGAATTGATACTTGGATAACTAAGACGATAAAAAAGGGCTGCAATAGCCCTTTAAATCGATTCTAGAGCGACTTTATATAAAAAGACACAAGATAAAAGCCACTGCCATAAGTACCAAAGCAATAGCATCATTGAATAATTGTTTGTTTGTCATACTGTCACCTCTTCCAGTTTGGCGGCTAATTCTTTGAGTGTGCGTGCTCTTACTTGAACCTTTGCATACGCTTGGTTTGCAACATATTCTTTTTTTACTTTAGTGATGTGGTATTCCTTACCGTTTGCGTAACCGTTATAGTCGCAGACATATAGGAAATCCTTTGCTCGTTCGATGATTACCATAGCTGACCCCTTAGAATGATGAGCAGTAGACGATTGTGTCGTTATGGGTGACGCCAACGACCTGAGTATTGTTGTAGAGGTAATCAAGTACGGCTCGCTGAACCTGGTCGTCCTGCAAGCCCTCAATGTCTATTGAGTAGCTATTAACAATCTCTTCCGGTGTTGACTCTGCATACTCACAGCACAGCTCAATTACATCTAAGTCGTATGAAGAATCAATTTCTTCTAGATACTCAAACAATAAGCCAAGAGCCTCATAACTGAACTGTGACTGTCTGCGGCATTGAGCAAAGGCAGTACGAAAGTCTGAGAGTTGTACGTTTTGAATCATGGTCTAGCTCCTAATAAGTTACCTGATTGATTGAGATATTACAAGTGTTAGTATACATGATTAATTGATGTATACAAGTATTAGTGCAATATATTTTATAGGGACTTACCCTAATAAGTAATACTTAGTGTCGTTGTATATATAGATACTTATTAATTATTCTAATTATTATAAGGGACATAGTAACCTAGTTATCTATAGTTATCAACCAGCGACCCGAGCGAAGCAAAGGGCAATAGTTGGAAAGTATGCAACCCTCTACCCTCTACGCGTAGGGGCCAATGGGCCACTACTATATACATAACCGGATACATCAATACCCTGACGCCATAGCCGCACTCTACTTGGACTTGGGACTCGATCGCATTCGCTAGACGCGCATACTCTAGACGCGACAGCCAGGCACCTCGATGCAGCGTGGACGGTGATGGGCGGGGAGGGCGGCTGGAGGGTGCACCTTTCCTTTCCCCCCCCAAAGAAAAATAGCCTTTTCCGCAACATCTGCTATTATTTGTGTATTGCGTTATGGGGTTAGGTGATGATACAAGTAGATAAAGATATACCGGTGCCGACTAGGCGAACACGGACGTTATATCCGTATGAGTCGATGGAGGTTGGTGATAGTTTCTTTCTTGAGGATATGCCGTTGCAGCAGGTGTGTAACTCAAACCTGAGGGCTGCCAAGCGGTACGGTAAGAAGTTTGTAGCCAGGACTGAAGACGGGGGGGTGAGGGTATGGAGGATCGTTTGAATGACTTGTTGGATAAGTTGATGTTGGTTCATCTGGAGAAGGTATTAGACCTATTAGAGGATGAAGACAATGATGAAGACGCAGAGGTGTATGAGGCGGCTAAGAAGTTGTTTGTTTACTTTGGAGGTGAATTAGATGAGTATTAATGTGAACGGTGCAGAGGTGATTGAGGAGTTGATCCAGACGGCTGAAGAGGCTGCGAGGAAACAGTACCTTGATCGTGTGTGGTCGATGAACAAGACTGAGATGTTTGGTGAGTTAATGCGTGTGCACACTGAGAGCAATCGGTTATTGCTGGTGGCTCAGACGCAGATACAGGCGCTACACGAGCAGATCTTGAAGTATGGCAACCCAGTGCACTAGGGAACTGTACAAAAGCCGTGTAGACCTTATGGTGCAGATGCAGCGTGCTTTAGCTTGCCGAACCAAGAAGCAAAAGATTAAGCTCGCACGCGAGTGGAAAGAGAAATACTCTGAGAATATGTACAAAGAGTTGATTGCGTGTGCGAGAGATAATCGTGTACGCGCAAACATTGCAAACTGGGAAAATGATGGCCGCATTTAATCTGCAACAGTTTTACAACTTCTGTAAGCAGCTCAAGATTGAAACCAAAGAGCAGGGCTTACGCAAGATGGATAACTTGCTTGGCACCCAGAAGTATGTGATGAGTGAGATTGCCAAAGGACTAGAAGAGGATGTTCACTTCTTTACGATTCTCAAAGGCCGCCAGTTAGGGATTACTACAATCTCGCTTGCGCTTGACCTGTACTGGCACTTTATCAACCCAGGTCTTCAGGGGACGCTCACAACCGATACTGAAGAGAATCGGGATATGTTTCGTTCTACCTTGTCGATGTACATGGAAGGCTTACCGAAAGAATACAAGATACCTGTGATTGCACATAACCGCACACAGATGAGCCTGAAGAACCGCTCTCGTTTGTTTTATCAGGTGGCAGGAACAAGAAGTAAGGGGACGCTTGGCCGTGGAAAAGCAATCACATTCCTACATGGGACTGAAACTTCATCATGGGGTGACGAGGAAGGACTTGCCTCACTACTGGCGTCTTTGGCTGAAACCAACCCAATGCGGATGTATATCTTTGAATCTACTGCCCGTGGATTTAATATGTTCCACGATATGTATACCACTAGTAAAAGAGCACGCACGCAGCGCGCCATTTTTTGTGGCTGGTGGCGCAATGAACTGTATTCACTGGACCCTGAAGGTCAGACATACAAAGTGTATTGGGATGGCAGACTGACAGGTGAAGAAAAAGAATGGGTGCGTGACATTAAAAAACTCTATGGTGTTGAGATCAACTCGCGCCAGATTGCGTGGTGGCGTTGGAAACTCCTTGAAGGTATCAAGGATGACTCTTTAATGTACCAAGAGTTTCCACCAACTGAAGACTACGCTTTTGTTATGACCGGTACGTCTTACTTTTCTAATGCAAGGTGCACAGATGCCGCTAAGATTGCCAAGAAAACAACCTGCGACTACTACCGCTACTCCTTTGGTGCAAACTTTCAAGACACCAACGTGCTCAAATCCACCGAACGTCTTGCCTCACTTAAGGTCTGGGAGGAACCACTCGATACTGCTTACTACGTTATCGGTGCTGATCCTGCCTATGGTTCTAGCGATTGGGCTGATCGGTTTTGCATACAAGTCTATCGAGCCTACTCCGACGGTTTGGAGCAGGTCGCGGCGTTTGCCACCAGTGAAATGAACACCTATCAATTTGCGTGGGTGATTGCTCACTTAGCCGGTGCCTACAAGAACTCTACGCTTAATCTTGAAGTCAATGGACCAGGTCAAGCCGTCATTAACGAACTCCGTAATCTCAAGCGCCTAGCTGCCAACATGGGTAACTCGATGGGGGCGTCTTTGATGAACGTCTATGCGTCGATGACCAACTACATTTGGAGAAAGAACGATTCTCTAGGCGGGATGTCTTCTAGCATGGGCTGGCTGACCACCTCGGCTACCAAAGAACGGATGCTGTCGTACATGAAAGATTATTTTGAGCGCAGCATGATGGATATTTTGGATATGGATACCATTGAAGAGATGAAGACCGTGGTGCGTGATGGCGGGGCGATTGAAGCCTCTGGGCGCAACAAAGATGATCGCGTCATTGCGAGTGCTTTGGCCGCTGCTGCTTTTGCCGAACAGGTGCAACCTCAGTTGATTGGGCGAAAGATTAGCCGCATAGTATCCAA